TTTAACTCCTCCAACCATTTCGTAAGCTTCTTCTCCTGTGTCTATTCCATGATGATGAACTGGTGGTGTATATGTTTTTTTAGGTTCAGTATCAAAAAATCCTTGCTCTTTAGCCACTGGATCTTTTCTTTGTGCATCAAGATTTGCTTGTTTTTCTTGTTGAATTCTAGATCTTTCATTAGCTTCTCTAGCAGCTCTTTCTCTAGCAGCTGCGCCTGGATCCCAGCCGCCGCCTCCGCCGCCTCCGCCGCCGTGAGGACTGCCTCCGCCGCTACCAGAACTACTACTTTTTTGACCGCCACCACCATACATTGCTGCAAAATATCCTGGTCTTGAGCCGTCTTTAGAAGGTTTAACTTTACTAAAACCTATATCATTGTAATATTGTCTTGCACTTTTATCTATCATTATCTTCTACCATCTGGTTGTATGTCTAATCTAAATGTTCCAAGTTTCCAGTGTTGTCCAGTGCTTGTATTATCTACTTTTAAAGCTATTGCTCTAGCTCTAGCCCTTGTGTCTATTTTAGTTGTACTTGTAGTTGTATCAAAAGGACCTAATGAAGAACTAGCTTCTGAATCTGTTGGATAATTTTTTAATAATAATGTAACTCTTGCATCTCCTGTTTGAGTTAAAAAATCTGGAAGCACTCTTCTAATTTTCATCATGTGTTCACCATCTCCTCTAAGATCTGCTCCTCCACCCTGTACTGCTGCTATGTCAAAATCACCTGATTGTATACTTGCAGCAATAGCTGAAGAGGAACCATCTTTGATAGAATTAACTCCTGTTTCATGTTCATAGTAATATGTAACACCATCAGTATTGCCAACTGTTGAATCACTTGTGCCACTAGACGAGTATTCTGTTGCATGTGGTTTACCAAAAATATGTGAATCTGCCCAAGTGCTTCTTGCAAGTGAACTTGTAGTCCACACAGGTCTTTCTGGTGTTGAATCCATATAATTGTAAGTAACCGATCTATTATTAGATGCAGCGCCACTACCTGGATAAAACCATGTAACTTCACCAAACAAGTTATTTAAACCTGCATAGATATGATTCTTAGGAACTGTGTTAATATCATCATAAACATAGTCCTCAACTAAACATGGTAAAGATTCTAGTTTACCCGTGTATCTAAAGAAACCATTCTCTGACATCCAGTATGCAGAACCATCAACCTCAACGGCTGCATTCTTTCCAACCAATCCACAGTTAGTTCCAACTTGCTGGAATGAGAAAGTAAATGGAGCACCAACGAATCTCATAATAAATAAAGATGTATCGGTCCAAATATAAATTGCATCCCGACCTCTTATAGCTCCCACGATCCGTGTTCCGTCGGCCAGTCTCTGTGTACCAGCGGTATTGGTTGCGGAAGGTGCATAAGAAGTTGTAGCATTAATTGATTCTTGGTCCGACCATCTTATGTACATATCGTCCTGTGTACTAGTTGTACCAATGGTTGTCTCTGTTCCAAAAAATACTAAGTGTCTATCAGGTGTAGATACTAAAGTTTGTATAGCTGCAGTTGGTGCATTGGCAACGATAGTTGCACGAGTTGATGTAGCACCTGTTGCATCTGAATTCCATTCAAAAGTTGCACCATCAACGATAGTTGCAATAAGTTTATTTCCATAATTGTCCAGGGTCCATAGACCAGGAGCTGTTACAATGTCCCCTGTCTGTGAAGCGCCCCATTTCGTATAGTCTGATGCGTCATAAACAGTTGCTCCATCAGAGTGACTAGCAGCTGTCGTATTGTCTGACCCTCTAGTTAATCCTGATAAAGTATCTGTTCCTGTAGTATTTGTTGTATAAGCAATACGTTCATTATCTATTAAAACTGTCCCTGATGCAGGCATACCGCCTGAGTCTGATAAAACTATACTAGTTGAACCTGAAGTTAAAGCTCCATTTAATGTTGCCGTAATTTCTCCAGCAACAGTACCACCCCATAATCCAAGTCCCCAACCAGCAGCTGATTCTTCAACCGCAGGTCCAATAGAATAAAAATGCTGAACTCTTATTCCACCAGAAGTACTAGCTCCTGATCCAGATTCAGCGGATCCCATTTCAATTGTAAGTGTCGTAGCAGTTGGAACTGTTGTTACCATGAAATTGATGTCATCAAAATCACCAGAACTAAAATCAGAATCAGTAATAGCAGTAAAGTTATCTAAACGAATAATATCGTACTTGGAAATATTATGATCAGATGCAAAAGTTAATGTAACAGTTGCATCACTTTGTGTGGTAGTAAATGCATTAGTTAATGTAGTTGTACTTTTAATAGGAGTAATGTCATAAAAAGCTCCTCCAGAATACACATATAAAAATCTGTTTGTGCCAAGGGCTGCATATTTAATACCACTGGCGTTGACGAAATGATGTAGTGCTGTGTTTCTTCCTGTAAGAGTATTATCCCCTAGTTGAGCCCAACCTCCTATTTTTTCAGGAGTGCCATATCTAAAACGTACATAGTCACCACTAATCCATTGACCTTCGCCTCCGGTTGCTGTGACCTGTTTATTGAATCCTGGGTGAAAGCCTAATTTTTGTAACATATATAACCATTATATTATTTATTCCCTAGTTTTGGAATACCTAACATTGGCCTTTTGTCAAACCTATTCTTTTCAGCAAAAGGACCATTCACATGGTTATAATGAAGAAAAACTTGTCCGCAGACATCTCCTTCAAGTGGTTCTCTCCAATGCTCTAATTCACATCCACTGTACACTAACATATCTCCTACTTCAAGCAAGACTTTAGTGCCCTCTGGAGCATTGGGTTTATGTATATTTTTATATTCATCTATTACTGTATCGGCTCCTGTACCATCTATAAAGATAGGCCAAGGAGTGCCTCCCAAATGAATAGTAGTTGATATTTCACAGCTAGGTCTATCTTTATGACGCTTTAATATATCTCCTTTTTTATAGAGTCTAGCATACGAATAAGTTGGAATCAATTGAAGTCCTGTTTCTCGCTGCATTTTTGGTAATACTTTCATCATTAAAGTCTCCATTGCAGGGTCAGCATAGCAAGAGAAAGTATTTGGAACCTGTTGATCTGTCCATGTCCCAAGTAAACCATTATCATAGGTTATATTATTTTGATATAAAAAACCTACTGCATCTCGTTTAAGAAGAAAATAGTTAAATATAAAATTAGCTAATTCATGAGATACTGCGTTCTTAACTACTTGATATTTTTTGTACTGAAAAATCATAATATAAAGTTAAAAGACACTGATATTCTTATATCATTACTTTTATTGGGTTCTACTTTATGCCACATCCAAGAAGGAAACATAATAATTCTTCCAGGAACTGGATCATAATAAGTATCTCGCCACAACTCTCTAGGTAATTTTACCTTTTTTCTTGGAGGCATATTCTGTTGCACTCCAGGTCTTGGATCCATTAAAGCTAACCGACCAGAATTAGGGGATGCTTTTATATAATAAGCACCAGAAAATAATGAATTAGGGTGAAGATGCATTTGATTATATCCACCAGGAGGATTAATATTAGCCCACATATTACCTAATTTAGGTTCTGTATTTAAATGCTCTTCCTGAATTATTTCATTTTGCATTTGAAACAATTCTTTAATTAAAGGTTCATATTCCTTTTTATGATTCATATCAGTTTTAGAATGCCAACCATTAATATTAGTTTTACTTACACCTTTATCTTGATTGCTCCATTCAACAATATGTTTTTCTAAATAGGAATTTAGTTCATTCGCATTAGGTAAATCTTTAATATAAATAATAGTTGGAAAATAATATTCTTTAATCATCTAAAAGGAGTGCCTCCAAACCACATAACAAGTGATTGTCTAACACCACGAGTTACAGGTGCCACTCTATGGTTTAAAAATGATGCAAATATAATAGCATGACCTTGTTTTAAAGCTGCTCTTTTGCCTTTAGCCATTAGTTCTAAATCTCCTCCTTCAAATTGATTTTCAGGAGATAGTAATACTGTCATTGATATTTTTCTAACAGGAGGTTCATGAGTCATGTTGACATCTGTATCCATATGCCAATCATAAAAACCACCTTCTGGATATTCTGTATATTGAGCGTTCTCAGTTACATGTACATTCTCAAATCCAAAATGATTTCTATTTGCTTTTTGAACAAAGGAATTGACTTGATTATACATTTCTGGCATTTCTTTAAATGGAATCCAACTAATTGTAGTTACTCTTTTTTTAGTATCTAATCCACCACCAGGTTTTCTTCCCATACCCACTTGTGCTTTCTGTGGCTTTTGTCTTCGGCCACATTCTATAACCTGTCTACATTGATCAGAAGTAAATAAAGGTGTTGTAGTTTCAATGATCCAGCTTTTCCATTTAGGTTCTGTTATAATCATGATGCACTTCTATTTTTGATTGGATCATACTCTACGTCCATATTGCATGAAAGAGTACGTCTTACTTCATCTGTACTATTAAAAGGATAAACACAGTGTCTCATATCATAAGGAAATACATAAAAATTTCTTTCTTTCAAAAAAGGTCCATAATCTGTATTACAAAATTGTCCTGATGAATTTCCTAATATCTGTAATTGACCATTCATAGGTTTACCAGGCGCTGAATACTCAACACCAGTATCTTGTGGTAATTTTAAAATCATAACCGATGATAAACCAGTAAATAATGCTCCTTGATGAACGTGCACGGGATTATACTCGTTAGCTTTCATTTCATTTATCCAAATGGAATTTAAATGCATTTTATATCCTCTAACTTTATTCCAATCTAAATAATGTTTCATGACCTTACGAAACCACTGCGTTACGTTCTCGGGTAAAAAATTATGTGGATGCATTTTATTATTGGGTGGGCCATCAAAAAATAAGGAATGCTCGTTTTGAATTTTACCTACTAATTGTACATTAGCTGGTGGTAATTCAGGCCGTCTTGTTTCATAGACCTGATTAAGAATATTATATACATCTAAGGGTACTTCATACTTTAAAACAGACTGACCTAGAAATATAAAATTAAATTTAAGACTGTTGTCCAATTGAGTTTTTGCTGAATTCCAGTTTTGCATCTTCTTTCTTTTTATTCTCTATCGCTATATCCTTTTTAATTCTTTCAATGGATTGTAATTGACCCAATACGTTAAAAACTTCTGGCTGAGATGATCCTTGAGTCAAGGTCTCTGCTTTATTCTTCATAGTTAAATGATAAGAATTTAACTGGTGAGTATTAACATTTTTAGTATCAAATGAACCATCATCAAATCTCTTTTTAAATTTAGACCATAGTTTTATTTCTCTCATCCTGTCTCTTGCGACCAACTGCATGCTTGCTTTATTATATGTCTTTTCATCTATATCTATCTGAAGCAATTCTTTTTTTAATGGATCTTCTTCCTTTTCTAATTTCTCTTGTAATCTCTTTTTCTTAACTTCTGCTCTTCTATAATCAAAAGATAGAGTCATTAAATTTTCTAAAAATACGTTTTGCTCTCTAACACACTGCCAGTATTTAGCAGCTTTCGTTGGATACTTTGCATCATTTAAAACAGAAAACTGCATTTCAGTCTCCGTTCTAAACATTTGTTTCTTGGTCCAAGTATCACGAAGCTCTTCTGTTAAACCTTTAAATATTTTAACCTCTTCTGGGTCTAATAAATTATTAAGGTTCGGTGCTTCTTTTTCTATTAACGCTTTTATATTTCTTTTATCTGTCATAAAATCCCTTTCATTATTCTAATATATTTATTTTTTAATCAAAGTCAATGGTTGATGCTGTATCTGCTGACGTTTCTGCTGTAAATTCTTCTGTGGCAACAGACATTGATGTAGGAACACCAGCCGCACCACCAAAAATAGCAGTTCCACCTGGAATTGTAGCATTTGTTGTTGTACCACCACTACTTCTTGCTGTTGCAATAGAAGGCAATGTTGACCATGATGTTCCATCATATTTTGAAACCACACCAACTCGCCCTGGAGATAAAGTAGGTGACCATCCCATCACTTGCAGAGCATCTGTTTGAGTTCCACCTCCTCCACCAAAAGAACCAGGTATTAAAGTATCTCCACCTGCAGTCCAAGATGAACCATCCCATTCTTCTGTTCTAGTAATATAAGTTTCTGAAGGTGCCTCACCTCCAAAAATAACAGAAGATGTTGAAGTACCTACTTGACCTGCATTAGATCTGTCAGGAGCTGGAGTATCTGTTTCAGCAGTCCAAGCTGTTCCATTATATGACTCACTATCATTACTTCTTCTTGAATATAAAGCAGCAGTTTGCGTTCCACAACCTCCTCCTCCCGAAGAGTCAGTATTCATATTTCCACCTGCAGTCCATGAAGAGCCATTAAATTCTTCAGTAGCAACTGCTGGACCAGTTCCTGGTCCAGGAGTAGGTCCTCTTCCTGCAATCCATGCAGCTTCAGTTGTTCCTGATCCTCCAGAAGATTGACCTATTGTTGATACATCAGGTCCTTCAGTCCAGGATGAACCATTATATTCTTCAGAATTAGAAAAATAACCTGGAGATGCTGTGGTACTATAACCTGAAGTAAATAATGCAGAACTGTCTGAAGTACCTGCACCACCACCACCATATCGTGCTGTATTCATATTTCCACCACTTGCCCATGCAGCAGCAGTGACTACTTGAAATGAGTTATTATATTCTTCTGTAATATTTCTTTGTGGTGTGCCACACCATGCTAAATTTGCAAGTGTTGTTCCACCTTTAGCACCACTAAGTAATGTTCTTGCGGTACCTAAAGATCCTGGACTTGCTGTCCAACTGCTTCCATCATAGTTTAATGTTGCAGTTGTTACTGAGGGGGCAGAGCCACCAAAAACTAAACCAGATGTTTGAATTCCTCCTCCTGCTAAACCATTAGTTGCCGCAGGTAAGTCTCCAGATTCTGTCCAAGATGATCCATCGTATTCTTCAGTAAGTGCATGTGTAGTTGCTGGTGGATTACTATATCCTCCAACTAATATTCCTGCTGTTGATGTTCCAAAAGCAGCCGCATTAAATCTAGCTGTGTTATTATTATTTCCAGAAGTCCAAGAAGAACCATCGTATTCATTATTAGTAGCTGTAGCGTCATTACCAGGTGGACCATCATTACCCCCAGCAGCTACACCAGCTGTTTGAATTCCAAAAGCACCTACACCACGCATTCCTGCTGGATAATCTCCTGTTTCTGTCCAAGAACTACCATTATATTCTTCAGTTTTATCTGAACCAAAAGGAACTGGTGGACTTCCATTAGGCCTACCACCAACATAAAAAGCAGCTGTTTGTGTTCCAGCCATGTTCATATAACCATCACCTCTTCCAGTATTCATTGAACCACCCGATGCCCAACCTGATCCATTATATTCGTAAGTGCTTGTAACTTCTGCTGCTGGTGAAGGTATACCATCACTTGCAGATAAAGCTGCAGTTTGTGTTCCAGTGCCTGCTGTGTGATCAGCAGATATAATGTAACGCGAACCAGCTGACCATGCAGCTCGGCCCACGAAACCTTTCAATTGAAATGTAGTTGAATTATACCAAACATCTCCAGATGCTGCAGTTGAAGGAGAGGTTGTATCAGCAGGAACATACTTAACTTTAAGTCCTCTTAGTTCTTTGTACGTTGACATTTAAATTCCTTTAGGGGATTGTTATTGCTGTAGGTCTAGGTCCTTGTAGTGCTTTCTCTTCATCAGATAAAGCATCCCATGCATTTTGTGCAAGAGTGACTGCTGCAGAAACTAATGTCTGTGCTTCTGATTTAGTTTTTTCAGTTCCACTTCTATCAGCTAGCCAACATGCTCCTCTTTCATTAGCTCCAATGACCCATGTATCCACATAATTAGATCCATCATGTCCAGTGTAACCTCTTAGAAAAAAGTTTCTTCTGTCTTCATGAGTAAAGAATCCTTTACCTGTGTTATTAGCCGTGCCATATATAAATAGTGCCATATTAATCCTCCTTTTTTACTTTATATATTAATAATATCATAAATCAACTATCCGTTATAGTCTTTAAATTTATTGCTGTTGTTTCTCCTGTCCATTCTTCAGTATGATTTGATTGAGCTGGTTGTTCACCTCCTACTCCTAAACAACTTGAATAAGTTCCTGAACAAGCCCCACCATATCTCGAAGTTGATAAACTTGGAGCAGTTGCCCAAGCAGATCCATTATATTGTTGAGCAGCTGCTGTAATACCAGGAGAAGAATCAAAACCTCCTGCTATTATTGCTGAAGTTGTAGAACCTTGTGCACTTCCACCAGCCATATTACTTTTACTGTCAACTAAATGATGACCTAAATCTGTCCAACTACTGCCATCATAAGATATAGTATCATTACCAGCAGGACCAAAACCACATATTATATTACTAGTTTCACTTGTTCCAGAAAACATTTTATTTGTTCCTTTTGCTACTGGAAGTGCAGTTTCATTAGTCCATGAAGAGCCATTATAAGATTCAGTATTTGCTATTGCTGAATTACCTGGATCTCCATTTCCTCCACACATTAGGGCAGATGTTTGTACACCTCCACCTGTTCCACTATATCTAGAATTATTTAAATTACCCCCTTCAGTCCAAGAAGATCCATCATATTCTTCTGAATTAGCTGTATGTGCTGTTGTAGCGTAACCACCTGCCACAAGTGCAGCTGTTTGAGAACCTGTTCCTATATTATAACAAGCTCTTGCTGTATTCAAATTACCCCCTTCAGTCCAAGTTGAACCATCATATTCAAAAGTTTCATTATCATAAGCAGGTCCATCATAACCACCTGTAACAACTGAAGCTGTTCCAGGTCCTGCTCCACAAGCATCTTGAATTGTTACAGGAAAATTTCCACCACTTGCCCATGTTCCTTGTGTAATGGTTACAGCTGTAACATTATATTCTTCTGTTAAAGCTGAAATTGGAGGTGTACGACCTCCCACAACTAAAGCTGCTTTAGTAGATCCTGAAGGGCTTCCTCCTATATTATCTCTTGCTGTTCCCATATTTGGAGTACTTGTCCAACTAGAACCATCGTACTCTTGTGAAGTAGCAAGAAAAGCTGTACCACTATGTCCACCAAAAGCTAGGGCTGCAGTTTGTGAAGTTCCTGATGTTGCAATAGAAAGTTTAGCAGCTGGTAGAGCACCACCTGCAGTCCAATCAGTTCCATCATATTCTTGTACAGTGGTTACAGCGGCTGTATTATCATTACCACCAACCAGAAGACCTGAAGTTAAAACTCCTGCACCTGCACTATGTAAACTTCTAAGAGCTGTTCCTAAATTTTCTCCAGCTGTCCAATTAGTTCCATCGTATTCTTCTGTTGAATTGGATACAGCAGAACCATCTGGAGTTCCTCCAGCAGCTACTCCTGCTGTTAAAATTCCAAAACCTGCAACTTGATCTCTGGC